TGGCGTTGTCACGGCGACAAATGTGATCCCTGCGGCGGCTGGATATCGCTCCCTGCCGCAGTTTGTTGAATTGTCAAACGCGGCGGACAGCAAAATCCGAGGCATCTTTGCGGCGAAAGACAACAGCGGCAACGTCAAGCTGTTTGCCGGTGATGCCGCGAAGTTGTATGAGTTCAACGCCTCAACAAGCAACCTCGATGATGTGTCGAAGGCTGGCACACCGGCCTATGACCTGACTGGCGGGGAGCGCTGGCGCTTTGTCCAATTTGGTGATTATGTAATCGCCGCAGGTGGAACCGGCGAAGAGCTTCAGAAGTGGCAGTTAGGCACTGACACGGCTTGGTCTAACTTGGCTGGCTCGCCGCCAAAGGCTGACTATATTGCAGTGGTTCGAGACTTCATCTGGACGGCAAATATAGACGAGGGGTCGGGCCGCGTCCCATATCGCACACGCTGGTCTGGCTTTAACGACATTGATAGCTGGACATCTGGCACGGCACAAAGCGACTTTCAGGACTTGCCGGATTCGGGCGCCATCACCGGCCTTGTCGGCGGTGAGTACGCGACAATCCTGACAGAACGCGCAATCTTCCGCGCCACTTACACAGGCCCGCCGCTGATCTGGCAGTTTGACAAAGTCGAATCTCAGCGCGGTTGTGACTTGCCCGGCTCAGTCTGTAACATCGGTGGCGTGGTTTTTTACCACTCCAATGACGGCTTCTACATGTTTGACGGCCAGAGCAGTCAGGCCATCGGCGCGGAGCGCGTGAACAAGTTCTTTGCGGAAGATCACAACGCATCCTATAAAAACAATATGAGCGCGGCTGTTGACCCGCTAAATCAGATAGCTGTCTGGTCTTACGCCTCAAACAACAGCACCACAGGACAGCCGGACCGCCTGCTCATTTACAACTATGTCCTCAACCGCTGGTCTCTGGCAAATGTCACTGCTGACTACATTGCGCCGTTCTTCTCTGCCGGATACACAATGGACGCTCTTGACAATTTGAGCGGCACATTGGACGGCCTGTCATCTGTCTTGGACAGCCAGCTTTACCGCGGCGGCGAGTTTTTCTTTGGCGGTGCGGTTAGCGGCAACCTATATACGTTCACCGGCGACCCCCTCAGCGCCACGATTGAGACAGGCGAGGTGCCGCTTCAAATGGGCAAGCATGCGATAGTGACCCGTGTATATCCATATTTTGAGGGCGGCACAGTTACTATGGAAATCGGGACAAGGAAAAACCCGACTGAGGCGGTTACATTCACAAGCGCCGTTTCGATGAACGATGACGGGTTTGCGCCATTTAGGGCACAGGGGCGCCATCACAGGGCTAGGATGAACATCAGCGGAAATTGGACAGTGGCTCAGGGCATTGACATTGAGGCGCGGGAGATCGGCAGGCGATGACCCAACGCATCACTAATTTTAGGCGTTTAAACCCTATAACCGCCACAACCAGAGAAATCGCCGAAGTGTTAAACCGCACGATTGATGGCGGACTAAACAGCATCGGCTATGTGACGCTTTTGGCAAATACAACGCAAACAACGATTAGCGATCCTAGATATTCTCCAGAAAGCATTGTGTTTTTTACCGGCGAACATCACTCGCCTTGGCATCACTCGCCATATGTTGATTCGTCTAGCACACAAGGGACAATGATTATTAACCACGACAATCAGGGCCACGATGCAGAGATGGCATACCTTATTATTGGGTGAGAACCGAATGGAAGATCACTGGCAGAGATGCCGAAAATACATTGAGGCGGCGCTTGAGTACGCTGGCGGGTCTCACACTTTCGAGGATGTCGTGCGAACCGTGGCTGAGGGCAAGGCCCAATTTCATCCGCTGGAGAAGTCTGCTATAATCACCGAGATAGTGGATTATCCGCAGAAGGCTATGTGCCGCATCTGGCTCGCTGGCGGTGACTTGGAAGAATTAATGGACGCAGAAGTGTCTATTGCTCATTGGGCAAAAATAAACGGATGCGATGGGATGGAAATTGTGGGCCGCAAGGGCTGGTCCAGACAACTCAAAGACTACCGCGAGAGCGCGGTTGTACTGATGAAGGATTTTAGTGATGAGTAAAGGCGGCGGATCAACCAGAACGGTCACACAAACTGTAACGGACCCAACCACTGCGCCGTTCAAAGAATTTGGCCTCTCAGAGGCGCGGCGCCTTTATGAGGCTGGACCTCAGCAATACTACCCCGGCCAAACTGTTGTCGGGTTTTCCCCTGAATCACAGGCCGCGCTGGCTGGCATTCGACAGCAGGCGATAACCGGCTCACCGTTTATCGGCGCCGTTCAGGACGTTGTGATGCAAAACCTTATGGGCACAAACCCACTGCAAGCCGCCGCGTTCCGCCCTGTTGTCGAGCAAGTTCAGGCTCAGGCGTCTCAGGCTGGTCGTTACGGCTCCGGCTACCAGCAGGCGGCTCTCGCTCAGGCGTTGGCTCCTTATGCTTATCAGGCCCAGCAGGCGGCGATCCAGCAAGCCCCTGCGGTTCGCCAATTTGGTTTTGCTGACCTTGAGACGCTGGCTGGCGTTGGCGCCGCAAGGGAAGCTCAGGCTCAGGCAGAACTCGCCGCTGACATCGAGCGGTTCCAGTTTGAACAGGCCGCACCACAGGCCGCTTTGGCTAACTACCTCGCATCGGTTCAGGGCGGTCAGCTTGGCTCACAGGAAATATCGCCCGTGTATCGGCAACCAGCCCTGTCCGCGCTATCTGGAGCACTCGGCGGCGCGAAGCTGGCCGGAATGGTGCCAAGCATGACTGGCGGCCAAGGCGCGGTCCTCGGTGGGCTGGCTGGCCTGCTGGGCGCATAGGAGAAATAAATGGCTAACGGTGACTTCGGCAGACTAGAGTTTTTGAGGCGATTGGGGCGGTTGCCGTCACAGGCGCAGATGGTCCGGCAACCAGAAATGGGTCCCGTGCGCGTCCCGCCGTCAATCGTGCGCCAGCCGTCAACCCCAGCTTTGTCGCCCAGCATGCAGAGGCTCGCAGACTTAAATGCGGCTCGATATGTTGCTGGCGTCCCCTCGCCATATCGCATGCCGTCCCCTGCGGCACAGCCCGCCGTTGCTGGCGGCGCTCCCGCGCCCGCAGGGCCTCAGCTACCTCCACCTCCCCGGCCAACTGGCTTGGCGGCGCTTACACCACGGGACAGGGGCGCTCTGGCGGCCTCGATTGCTGGCTTACAGTACGCTGGGCCACAGACTCAACCGACATCATTCGCTCAAGGTCTGGGCGTTATGGCTCAGGCGGGGCTTGAGGCTTTTGATGTGGCGCGTCAGCGCGAAGCTGAGGCGCGTAGAGCGGAGCAGGAGGGGGCCTATCAAGCCGCCAACCTTGCGCTGAAATACGCCCAACTTGAAGCACAACAGTCCCCAAGCCGGTCCAGCGCGGCGCAGAAACTCATTGAGGCTGGGTATATAGAAGGTAGCCCAGAGTTTCAGCAGGCTATGAGGGATTACCTGACGAAGCCGACAGGCACAAACATCAATATGGCCAGCGAAACAGCATTTGCCAAGGAATCTGTACAATATGCGTTCAGAGCGCTCGGAGATGCAGACAAGGCCATTGCTCAGGTTAGAGACCTTGAGCCAAGGCTTGAGCAAATCACAAATATTTTGGCTTCTGGCGAGGTTGACACTGGCCGGATTGCGTCTTTGACCTTCCCGTTCAGGCAAATCCTTGCTGAATCAAATATGCTATCTTCAGAAGAGGCCGAAAAACAGTCGTCCGAAGAGCTTTTGAGATCAGCCATACAGTACATCATCCCAAGGATGCGTGTTGTTGGTTCTGGCTCAACATCAGACAAGGAAATGAACGCCTTTGCCCAAGCCGCGCCTAATTTTGCGAACAACACACTCGGCAACCAAAAGATTGCATCTGGCATGAGCCAAGTCATCAAATATCAAAAAGAGCGCCGCAATCTGATGGACCAATACATGATGGACCCAGACCTCGGAAACGGCACACTTATGGGCTTCAACAAGTGGGCTGACGAGAAGCAGGGCACCATCTTCAAGACATACACCACTGACGAATCTTTTGATGAGGCGGTCCGTTCTGGCGATCTTAAAGTCGGCGATATGTACTTTAACGGACAGGACTACTTGATCCTAGAAAAGGAACACACTGAGGGGATACTATAATGGCATTGCCAAAATCAGACACAGAAATGGAAGGCAGGGTTCCTCAGCAAACCACAGAGGACATTCTGTTTGGCATCGGTAGGGCATTCGCTCAGGGCCTAACCTTCGGGACTGCCGATGAAGTAGAGGCGTTTGTGCGATCTCAGTTTGTGTCTGGCGGCAAGTCATACGCCGAAGAAGTTGCGAAGATAAGAGAAGAGCAACGCAAGTTTTCAAAGGCGCACCCATTCGTGGCCTTTGGGGCTGAAGTTATCGGCTCCATCCCGTCCGCTATGGCTGGCGGTGCAGGTCTGGCCCGTCTCGGCATCACAGGGGTTGGCAAAGTGGCGGCCATAGAAAGCGCCCTGTACGGGGCTGGTCAAGCCGAGGGTGGTGTTGCAGAGCGCATAAAAAGCGCGGCGCTCAGTGGCGTGATTGGCGCTGGTGCTGGCAAGGCATTGCAAAAGGCGACCCCTGTTGTGTCCTCTGCCGCGTCTCAGCTTTTGCGGGAGCGCATTCCACTGACAGTCGGGCAAAGGCTTGGCGGTGGGTTCAAGAGCCTCGAAGAGAGGCTCGCGGGCTTCCAGTTTATTGGCGAGCCAATCAAGAGGGCAGAGCAGACTGCGCTTGATGCGTTTAATAGGGTGGCAATGAACAAGGCCATTGCGCCGCTTGGTAAAGAGGTTCCGGCAAATCTGACAGGCCAAGACGCCTTTGCGTATGCCGACAACCTTGTGAGTGACGCATACGGAGAAGTCTTGCCAAAACTGAATGTCACAACCGACCCTCTTGAGACTGCGGCAGTAAAAATATTGGAGATTGACGACATCGGCTTGACGGCTGAGGCGCAAGAAATATTCTCCAAGAAGGCTCAGGCTCTTCTGTTTAACAGAGCAGAGGAGGGAGTGCTGTCCGGTCAGGCGCTGAAGAAGGCTGAATCTGACCTCGGCACCGAGGCGATAAGAATGATTATCCGCGGCACATCTCAGGAGGCTGATGCTGGCAGGGCACTGTACAATCTGCAAGCCGCTCTCCGGCAGGAGGCCGCGTCTCAAAACCCTGTCGCTGGCGCCTCACTTCAGAAAGTCAATCAGGCTTGGAAGCAACTCCAGCCGGTTCAAAAGGCTGTCGTCACTGCCGCATCTGGCACTGGCGGCAGGTTCACCCCGTCTCAGCTTCTGCGCGGGATGAGAGGCTTTGAGGCTGGCCCAAGGAAGAAGAAATACGCCAGAGGCGAGCTGCCTATGCAACCATTCGCTCAGGCGGCGCAGGAGGTTATGGGGCGCACAATACCAGAGTCAGGCACCGCTGGCAGAATGGACATCATGAGCGGAGTGCTCGATCCGTTCCGCCTCACTGGAAGGGTCGCTGGAAGAATGGCCGCAGAGGCTGTTTACGGTTCGCCGGTTGGCTCCGCTATGGTAACACGCGGACTGCTTCAGGCGCCCGTGGCGGCGGCGCGTCAGGCTACGCCTATGCTTTCCGCGACACAGGCCGCGCCTATGGCCGAGAGCCTCCTCGGTATCGGGGAAGCCCGCGCAGAGCCAATGATGCAGACGCCAGAGTCGTGGACAGAACAGCGTGTCGACAGGCTTGGGCGCCCCGTCACGGTGCGCTTTACTGAGGGCGGCGCTAGGTCTGAGGTGATCGCTCGGTAATGTACGCAACGCCGCACATATGTTAAAATCAGCGCCAAGCACAGGAGCGCATAATGGCCAACGCAAAAATATCTGAATATTCATCCACCGCAAGTAGCAACACCACGCTCGATGGAATTGCGCTTGGCGAATCCGTAATGGTCCCAAGCGATGTCAATGACGCGCTGAGGGAGCTTATGGCCCACCTCGCCGACATGAACGCTGGCACAAGCTCCATCCAAGATACATTCACCCTGTCCGACCCCGCTGACGATACCAAGAAGGTCCGCATTGACGCAGGCAGTGTCACAACAGGAAACACCCGCGTCCTGACGGCGCCTGATGCCAACACCACGATTGCCGGTCTTGGGATCGCACAGACATTCACCGCCGCACAGCGCGGCGCAACGCAGACGGCCGGAAGCATTACAGGCGCAACCACGCTAGACTTTGCGACTTACCAGAACTTTGTGCTGACGCTTACTGGCAACACCACGCTGTCCAATCCCACGACTGAGGCAGTAGGGCAGTCAGGCTTCATCTCAATCACACAGACTGGTGGCTACACCCTGTCGCTCGGCACCGACTACGAGACTGCTGGCGGGGCTGGCATTACGCTATCGGCCAGCGGCACAGACCTCATCCCCTACCTTGTGATTGCGTCTGGGCGCATCCTGCTCGGTACACCACAGCTTGCTTTCGCATAAGGAGCCAACATGTCAGGTCCTTTTGGTTCTTCGCAGTGGATGTACCAATCAGCCGCTGGGTTCTATGACTACGAGATAGGTCAGTCGGCGCGGTTTAACTACGG